CAGAAAGATTATGCACAGGTAGAATCTGGTAGCTTTTCTCTTGGCGAAATACCATTAGTTACTATTTATTCTGGTAAAACAGATAATTTAGTAAGTAAACCACCTTTATTAGATATTGCATATTTGAATATTGCACATTTTCAAAGACAGGCGGATTTAATTCATAGTTTGCACGTTGCATCACAACCAATGCTTGTAATGGAAGGATATGACGATCAGACCAAAGATCTTGCTATATCTGTTAACTATGCGATGGCAACTCAGCCTGGAAATAAAGTTTATTATGTAGAGCCAGCAAGTAGTGCTTTTGATGCACAATCTGCTGAGATTAAGGAGTTACAGATGCAAATGGCTACTTTAGGTATCAGTACTTTGTCACAACAAAAGTTTGTAGCTGAATCTGCTGATGCTCGAAGATTAGATCGTGTTGATACTAATTCAATGCTTGCAATGGTATCTATGGAGTTAGAACAGAAATTACAGAAAGCATTTAATTTATCTGCACAATATGTTGGTATTGAACCACCAGAGGTAAAGATTAGTAGAGACTTTGATATTGAAAGATTGATAGGTCAGGATATTACAGCATTAACCTCCTTGTTCGATCAGCAGGTTATTGATAGAGATGAGTTTAGAGATATTTTGGTGCAGGGTGAAGTGTTACCAACAGCTAATGAGGCTAAATCTGAATAATTTGATAAACTGATAGCTAAGTACATATTTTTCTATGGCTAAATCTATTGATAAAGTTCTTCAGTCTGATGGATCTTATAAGTGGGAGCTAGTTGAACACGAATCTGAATCATCTAGAAACAAGGCTAAAAAACCTGCAAAGAAAGTAACCAAAGCAAAAGTTGTAACTGAAACACCTACTGAAAATTAATTTATGGCAATCGAAGAAAAAGTAATTCAGCCTGAGTCTGTGACCAACGCTGAACAGCCCGTGGCTGAAACTCCTTCACAACCACAAGCACCAAACCTAGATGCTATTAAAGCAGAGTATGAGGCGCAAGTAGCTGCTGCTCGTAAAGAAGCTGCTGAAGCACAGGAAAAGTTTCAAGGAATAAAAGGTAAGTTAGATGAAGTTTACAAGCAAAGAGAAGAAAAACGAACCAAAGAATTAGAAGATCAAGGTCAATGGAAAACTCTTTGGGAAGAAGCTAATAAAACTGCTCAAGAGAAAGAACAAAAAATAATGACTTTATCTCAACAGTTAGAAGAACTAAAAACTTCTAATGAAGTCGCTTCCACAAAAACTACAGCACTTGCAGCTATCAGTAATCTTGGTGCGATAAATGCCGAACAAACTCTGTCATTGTTACAAGGAAAGTTACAAAAGAACGCTGAAGGTAAAGTGGTAGTTCTTAATGGTGGAGTTGAACAGGATCTTAATACTTATCTCAGCAGTCTCAAAAATCCTGGCAGTGGTTGGGAGCATCATTTCAAGCCAAGTTCTGCTGCTGGTATGGGTGCGAAACCAAGTCCAACATCCAATGCTGGAACAGGTCAGGTAAACCCCTGGAAAACGGGCAATCTCACTCAACAAATGATACTATTAGAACAAGACCCACAGCTTGCAGCCGTGCTCAAGCAAGAGGCACAAAAATAGTTAGTTTCCGTGAAACTAATCCCCTTGTCCGTGACTAGGGTATCGCAAAAGTTTTAAAGGTAAATCTGAATGGCTGCTCCGTTTCAGAATTATTCTGGCGGTGTCCTATTAGTAGTGCATTTCTTAAATCTGGTGCTGTTGTGCGTAATGCACTTCTTGATGCAACAGAAGGTGGAACAAGAATACAAGTTCCAGAATTTAACCCAATCGCTCCAACTGAAGAAATTTTAGATGGAACAGCAACTTGGGGTACAAGTAATGCTGGTCATTTGACACCACAAAAGATCGGTACAGGAACACAGATTGCAACCATCTGTCATAGAGGTTTTGCGTATGCTGTTGATGATGTGGCTGTATTGGCTGCTGGTGAAGATCCTATGGGTCATATCAGAAATCAGATTGCAGATGCTATCAACAAATTAAACTCAGCAAGATTATTTAGCTTGTTAGATGGTTTGTTCGGATCTACTTTCGGACCATTAGGTTCAAACTGTTTAGATTTAACTGTAGGTGCTGCTTCTGGTGCTGCTGAAGCAAACTTCTTGACAGCTTCTACTGTTGCAAGAGGGAGATCACTTCTTGGCACAAGAGGAGATGAGTTAGATACTTTAGTTGTTCATCCATCTGTTGCTTACTACTTATATCAAGTTGGTATGCTTACATTCTCAACATCTGCTCTCACATCTGGTGGTGCAGTAACTTGGGGTGGTGGCGGTGTCGGTGTTAATGAAACAAGCATCGGTCAGTTTGCTGGAATGAATGTTGTTATTGACTCACAGGTTAATACAGTTCAACCTGGTACAACAGGTCATCAGAAAGAGTTCCGTTGCTATCTAATTAAGTCAGGAACAATTCTTGAAGGTGAACAGTCTCCACTGAACATTGAATCAGATAGAAACATCTTATCTAAGCAAGATGTTATGTCTGTTGATTACCATAGTGCTTATCACGTTATGGGTACTAAGTGGACTGCTGCTAGTGATAACCCAACTAACGCTTTGTTGGCTAACGACAATAACTGGGCTATTACATACGATGCTGATTTAATTCCTATAGTCGAGCTAATCGTGAACTCACCACTTGATACAGGTACTAATCCTTAGTGCTAATTAATTGGTAGTCAATAAACCTCATCAAATATTGGTGGGGTTTTTTCTTTACGCTACAATAAAACTAAATTACTTTTTAGATCGTGGCAGCCACTATAGACTCAACAATAAAGGGAGCAAATGCTAATAGTTATGTTACTCTTTCTGAATCTAATGACTATTTTGATACTTCTCCCGATTCTTCTACTTGGACAAATAAAACAGATGACCAAAAAAAGAGAGCATTAATATCTGCCACAAGATGGATTGATACTATGGTTTATTACGGTGATAGATGCGATACAGGACAAGCTTTAAAATTTCCTAGAAATAATTATCAGGTAGATGGAGTTGAACTATCTTGCTCAACTATTCCTCAAAATATAAAGTATGCACAATTTGAATTAGCAAGAGCTTTAGCAAATGATACTGATGCAATCACTGGTACTACTGGTAAAGATGGAAACTTTAGTGAAGTACAGCTGGGAGATATACAGGTAAAATATAATACTGATAGTCAGGGCACTGGTTCTGTTAATAATATCTTGGACGTTTATCCGTGGTTACAAAGTTATTTAGGAGCTTATATGTTGGGTGGTGCGGGCAGTTTTCAACTTAGAGTAGTGAGAGGATAATGGCAGGACAATTAGACACAGCATTTAAGCAGATTGCAAAACAAATAGTAGCTGATCTTGGCAACTCTTTTGATACCACTATTACTTATACAAAGAAAGCTTCTGGAAGTTATAACACCAGTACAGGTGCATATACAACGACTGATACAACTTTTGCTGATATAAAAGTTCCAATAGAATTTATAAAATCAGAAGAAGATGAAGGTAAAGAGATGAGACAGGCAAAATTATATATAACGCCCGATTTGATAGGTGATAATCAAGTGGATTTTGATGATGAGATTACATTAAGTTATGCAGGATCTAATGTCACTGCAAAGATTTATGATATTGATACGAGGAAAGGTGGGCAGGTTTATTTATATACAGTATTGGTACGATTCTGATGGCTAAAGACTTTTTAAAAAGTGATATTGTTGGCGATCTTGAAGCTCAACTGAATCGTGATTTTAATACTGTTATAAGAAAAACACATAGAAGTCTAGGAACAAAAACTCATAGTCCAGTCCGTACTGGTTTCTTTGCATCGAGTTGGAAAGTTGCTAATACTCCTCCAAAAGCTAAAGATGATATTCTTAAATTTAATCCTTGGGCAGAAATGAAAAGAAAAGAATCATTAGCTTTTTTTAAGAAAGATAGAGGTTTTAAACATAGTCCAAAAATACAACCACGATTTAAAGTAACAAGAACATTTAATATTAAAAAAACTGTTTTTATTGGTAATACTGTTAAATATGCAGCTTACGCTTTAGAAGGAGGAAAAATACAAAATTTTGTACAAGGTCGTATGGGTCAGATTATTAAAGAAAACATGAAAGAAAAGAAAGGTAAATTATTCTTACTTGGAAAAGAAACAGGAGGTTTTGGTGGAGTAACTCCTGGAATTGGTTATGGAGATGTCTTATGACTTTAGTAAAAGCAAGAGCAGCATTTGAAAAAGCAGTTACAGATGCAGTTGTGGCAGCAGATAACACGGTTTCTGTTGTCTACGACAACGTTAGTTTTGTAACTCCAGGTAAAGCTGAAAAATATGTTGTAATGAATGTAAATTTCATACAGTCAACTCTTCAGAATCACGGAGCAGCTTCCAGTTATTATGCAGGTGTTGTTCAATGTAATGTCTACGTCCCAAAGAGTAATGGAACGTCCGTTCTTTCTGCTATCAGTGAATCAGTTATAGATGGTTTAATTTCCGTGAACGCTGCTAATTATACTGATACTTTTAGCGTAACTCCAAGAGTTCAGGATATAAATGGCCCTACAATGCTTGAAATAGAAGATAGAAGTCATTTCGTAGGTGTAATATCTTGCCAATTCTCAGCAAACGCCTAGTATAATAAAGTAGCAATACTTATTTTATGACAAGAGCGATTGAACTTCTGAAGAATAGTTTTGGTGTAAGCCAGCTATATCAACATGATGTAAAGAAGGATGGAGAGATAATACTGACTGTTTATTGGCATCCACTTACCATTGCTGAAAGAGAGTCAATACAAAAGAAATCAAATGCTGATGATGTAAATGA